TACGCCGAGATCGGCGGCCAGACCGGTCCGGCCGAGAACGCGGGCGGGGACGACCAGAACCGCAGCGAGCACGACACCTCGGGCAACGGCGGGACCGGCAACGCGCAGACCCAGGACCGCGACCCGGGCCACTACCGCAGCGCGGCCGAGGGCGGCGAATTCTCGTTCTTCGCGGACATCGTGCGTTCCCGCGAGGGCGACGGCGAGGCGGCCACGCGGCTCCAGGAACACAACCGCGCGCTGTCCACCACCGTGTCCGGCGCGGGCATCGTGCCCCCGCAGTGGCTCACCAGTGAGTACGAGTCGCTGGCCCGGCAGGGCCGCGTGGTGTCCGAGCTGGTCCGGCACATCCCCATCACCAACCCCTCGCCGATGACCCTCCAGCGGCAGACCGCGGGCACGGACGGGGTACTGGCCCAGCAGGCCAGCGAGAACACGCACCCGACCGAGACGGACGCGTTCGCGACCACTACCGACGTGGTCACGCCCAAGCCAATCTCGGGCATCCAGGTCGTCTCCCGCCAGATGATCGACATGACCAACCCGGCGGCGGACTCGCTGATCTACGGCGACATGCTCGCGGTCTATAACCGCAAGATCGAGGACGCGGTGACTGCCGCTCTCGTGACGGCGGCCGGAGCGGCGGTCAAGACCTTCGCCAGCGACGCCACCGACTTCACCGCGGCGGGTGCCGAGGATGGCATTACCGACGCGGCGATCAGCGTGTGGAACGCGCGCAAGCTCCCGGCCGATGCGGTCGTGATGCGGGTGTCCCGCTGGGGCCGATTCAACAAGTTCCGCGACACGGCCGGGCGGCGTCTCTACCCGACCGGCGAGGGCCAGCTTGTGAACGTCTCGGGCCGCGGTTCGGTGCAGGTTCCGGGAACGGTCGGCGGGCTCGCGGTCGCGGCCACCGATGGACTCGGAATCGGCGGCGCCACCTACCCGGAGAACATTCTGGTATTCCGCACCGCGGACACCATTCTGTTCGAGGGCAACATGTTGCGATTCCGGTACGAAGAGGTTTCCGGCCCGGAATCCGTCAAGCTCGGTGTCTGGGCCTATTCCGCCGTGATTGTTCGGCAGGCGGCCAACTCCGTCCGGCGCGTTTCCATCACGGCTGCCTGAGCCGGAACCGGAAAGGAATAGACACCCATGAGTGACAACGTGACCAGCACCGAGGCGACGGCCACCGAGGCGGACGCGCCCAGCGTGTCCGCGGCCGGGGTCGGCGCCGGGCCGGAGGGTGGCCCGGTCGCGGGCGACCCGTCGACCGAACCGGTGGCCACCGCGGCCCAGAGCCACGTGGCCGGGCGCGTCGGCCCGCCGAGCATCCAGCAGGACGAGACGGCCGCGTGGCACACCGGCGAGGGCGTCGAGACGATCGCGCCGGGCGCGGTGAACCCGGCCGAAACGGCGATCAACAACGGGCCCGTGGCCTTCGCGGTGCCGGACCCGGCGTTCTTCGGCGCGGGCCCCTACGGGGGCGACACGCCAGCGCCGGAGGCGGCCAACGCGATCGCGGCCACCGTGCCGGGTGAGGACGACCCGGGGGCGGACGACCTGCCCGCGGGCACACCGCAGCACGCGGCGGCCCAGGCGGCCGGTAAGGGCACGGCGACGTCGGGCGGGTCTGCCAGCACGCCCACTTCCCCCGGGGACTCCTCGACGTCGTCGGACAAGACCGCGTCGGCTCATGGTGACCCGGCCGACGCGGACGACGGCGCGGCCGAGTCGTCGGGGACGTCCGACTCGGGCGGCTCGGCCGCGTCCAAGACCACGCGCAAGCGCTGATCGATCATGCCGTGGGCGCCGAGTTATGCGACCGCTGCCGAGTTGCAGCAGTTCGTGCGGATCGACGATTCCGCCGACGACACGGTGATCAACCTTGCGCTGGATGCGGCGTCCCGAATGATCGACTTCGCGTGCGATCCGAGTCCGGGTCACTCGCGCCAGTTCGGCAAGACGGCCACCGCAGAAGATCGTTACTTCACGGCCACGGAGCGCGGCTATGGGCCGTCCGTCCGTGGGCAGTGGGTGGCGCGCCTCGACGATCTCGCCAGCGTGGTCGGGCTCGTCGTCGCGGTGGCGGCCAGTGCCGGGGCCGAGAGCTACACCCCGGTCACTGGTACGGCCGCACTGCCCCGTAACGCGGTCGCCCTCGGGCGGCCGTTCACGGAGATCCTGTTCGCCGGTAGCTCGTATCCGTCCCCGCCGTTGCTGGCGGATGCGGTGCGGGTGACCGGCGTCTGGGGCTGGCCCGGCGTGCCGGGCCCGATCCATGAGGCGTGCCTACTCCAGGCGTCGCGCCTGCTGGCGCGCCGGGATGCCCCGTTCGGCGTCGCGGGNTCGGCCGAGGTCGGCTCNGAGGTGCGCTTGCTGGCCAAGGTGGACCCGGACGTCGAGACGATGCTCCGGCCCTACGTGCGCGCGCTCGGGCCGGTGCTCGCGTGATCCTCGCTGACGTCATGGACCAGCTCGGCGAGGCGCTGAGCGTGGTCGCGGGATTGCGCGTCCGGCCCTATACCGAACAACGCATCATGCCCCCGATGGCATTGGTGAACCTGCCGCGTACTTACAAGTTCGACGCGACCATGGCGCGGGGTTCCGACGATATCGAGATCCCCATTACGGTCTATGTCGGGCGGTATGACGCGGAGTCCAGCCGTAATGCACTCGGCCGGTACGTCGACGGGTCCGGCGGGCTGAGCGTTAAAGAGGCCATCGAAACGCATACGTGCAGCGCGTACGACATCGCGCACGTGATCGATGTCCAATTCATGATTTCCACCGTGTCAAGCGTCGAGTACCTGGCCGCGACATTCCGGGTTCGACTCATCGGAAAGGGATAGGTCAATGGCACTCGTCCATGGCAAGGGCACGGTTATCTCCGTCGACGCAAAGGACCTGAGCGTATTCGGCACCTCGTGCGAATACGAATTGAAGGCCGAGGCGCACGACGTCACGACATTCGGAAACGACTACAAGGTCTTTTCCGGGGGCCTTAAGGAATCCTCGATGAAGATCGAGGGGAAATACGACGACACGGCCAGCACGGGACCGCGCGGAATTCTGGAGGACAACCTCGGCGAGATCGTCGAGCTGATCTACAAGCCGGAAGGCACGACCGGGGTCGTCCGCACATTCGAGGGGATCTTGACCCAGTACACGGAGACGGCGCCGGTCTCGGACATGATCAAGTTCGAGGCCGAGTTCCAGGGCTCCGGCGCGGTCGCGGTGACCACGGCCCCCTGATTCACACACCCGCCCATCGGACGAGAGGCATAGGGGCAGGACATGGATGAGCACTACACGACCGACAACGGAACGGTGACCCTCGGCGAGGCCACCCCGGAGGCACCGGGCCAGCTTGTCGATAAGGCGGCGCTACTCGGCGGCCGGGCGTTCGGGGTCACCCCGATCGCGATCCCCGGAATGGGAATCATCAAGATCCGCCCGTTGTCCCGGGCCGAGGCGCTGGCGGTCTATCAGAAGGACATGGGCGCGGCCGAGATGGAGCAGGTACTGATCTCCGCGGCATGCGTCGAACCGCGCTTCACCCCGCATGAGGTCGGCCAGTGGCAGGCGTCCAGCGCGGCCGGGGAAATGGTCATCGTGGTGAACGCGATTCTCGAATTGTCGGGCATGGAGATCGGCGCGGGTAAGGCGGCCTACAAACAGTTTCGACGCCCGTCCTGATATCGAGTTCGCCTATTTCCTGGCCAAGGAACTAGGCGGCATGACGGTGGCCGAGATGTTCACCCGCATGAGTAATCAGGAGTTTATCGCCTGGACCATTTACTACGGCCGTCGCAAACANGAGACGCAGCTCGCACAGAGTCGGCGTCGTTGACCGGGAGGTGTCAACGGTGGCAATCCGGGTCGACGTCGATGGGATTCCCCGCGTCGAGGCGATGTTGACAGCGCTCGGCGAGGCAGCCGAACGCCAGCTCGACGACTCGTGCACCGACGCGGCCGAGCAGGTGGCCAGCCGGACCCGCGGGCTCATCCCGCTCGGGCCGGTCGCGGGCGGGCACGCCCAAAGCTCCGTCGAGGTGGAACACCGCCCGGGCGCCGGGGCCGCGGTCACCGAGGGCTCGATCCGTTTCCCGTACGTCGGGTGGCTCGACTTCGGCGGCCGGGTCGGTCGGCACCACTCGGTGCACCGGGCCTGGATTCGGGGCGGCCGGTACCTGTTCCGGGCCTACGCGTCGGTCAAGCCGGGCGTGGAACCGGGGATGCACGAGAACCTCCGGCAGGCGTGCCGGGAGACGGGCTGGGACCCCCGTGGGTAGGCGAGTGCCGGGCAGCGCCCGGGCGGCCCGNAGCGGCGCGTACAGCGGCCGGACGGGGGTCGCGTAATGGCTCTCGGCGGGCCCACCGTCACGCTGAATTTCAAGGGTGACGCTGATCAACTCAAGCGGGAGATCAAGTCCATCGGGGTCGCGGTGGCCGGGGTCGCGGGCACGGTCGGCGTGCTCGGCGGGATCGGCGCGGCGGCATCGGCCACGGTGGTCGCGGTGGCGGCCGTCCCGGCGGCGTTCCTGGGTATCGGCATCGCGGCGGCGGCCCAGACCGACATCGTCAAGAATCGTTTTGGTGAGCTAAAAGATCACGTCATGAATGCGATGGTGCCGATGACGGCATCCATCCAGGGGCAATTGCTCATCATGGCGGACAAGGTGACGGCGGCATTCGACCGGATGCGGCCGATGCTCACCGACATCTTTAAGCTGTCGTCCCAAGCGCTCGCGCCCTTGTCCGACGGACTCATCGCACTCGTCGAGAATGCGCTACCCGGATTCCGAACGGCGATTCAGAATAGCCAACCGCTGGTCGACGCATTCGGCCGCGGGCTGGGCACGCTCGGGACCGGGGTCGGGCAATTCTTCGCAGAGCTGTCCAAGGGCACCCCCGGCGCGGTCCAGGGGTTCGACGCCCTGATGAAGTTGACCAAGGACCTGTTGATCTACCTGGGCCAGCTCGTCGCCGAGCTGGCCAACGCGCTCGGTCCGGCCTTCGCTGCCCTCGAACCGTCCCTCATGGCGGTCGTGAAGGCCCTCGGTGACGGCCTGCTGTCGATCATTAAGACGCTGGCGCCGTACATCGGTCCCCTGGGGAAGGACATTTCCGAGCTACTCACCGCGGCCCTCGATGCCCTGGTGCCAGTGGTCAATGCGCTCTTGCCGCTACTTGCTGAGTTCGGCTCGATGCTCATGGAGTCGATCACGCCGATCATCCGCGAGCTGGGCCCGGTGCTCGCGGTGGTGGCCAAGGAACTAGCCGACGGGCTCCGGCCGGTGATCCCCGTGGTCGCCCAGGCGTTCCGCGACATGGCCCCGACGATCAAGGAAATTGCCGAGCAGGCCGGGCCTCTCCTCGCCGAGGTCATCCGCACCCTGGCCCCGCTGTTCCTGGAGCTGGTCAAGGGCTCGCTGGAGCTGACGAACGCGCTACTCCCGGTCATTCCGCCCCTGCTGGAGATGGCCAATAACGCCATGCCGCTGGTCTCGGGAGTGATCAACGATGTACTAATCCCCGCGATTAAATTCCTGGTCACCGAATTCGTCGGGCTCATCGACTACGGCACCAAGATCATCCAGAAATTCGGTGAGCTGTCGCAGCGCTGGCGCACCTACTGGGACGAGATCAAAGCGGCCTTCGCGGACGCCAATCAGAAGATCACTGCGGGGATCGATGCGTTTGCCGCGCTGCCGGAGAAGGCGCGCGCGCACTGGGACGCGATGTACCAGGTGATCAAGAGCAAGATCCTGGAGATCGTCAATGAGGCCAAGGCGCTCCCGGGTAAGGTCGTCGAGGCGGTGGGCCAGCAAAAGGACGCGCTGGTCGAGAAGGGTAAAGCGCTCATCGATGGATTCTTCCGCGGCGTAAAGGAGATCGCCCAGCAGGTCATCGACTGGATTAAGGGCTTCCCGGACATGCTCGTCACGGCCATCGGGGACACCTCGACGAAGCTCTATAACTCGGGCTCATCCCTGATCGACGGGTTCAATAAGGGTATTGAGTCGAAAGTCGACGCGTCCCGGCAGGCGGGCATTGTCGCGGTCGACGCGGCGTCCAACCCGTTCCCCCAGTCCCCGCCCCCCATCGGTCCGTTCTCCGGTGGCGGCTGGACATTCTTTAGGGGCCAGTCCCTGATCGATGGATTCATCGAGGGCATTAAGTCGATGGTGCCCAAGATTCAAAGCGCGGCCACCTCGATCATGAGTCAGGCCCAGGGCGCGATGAATCAGGCGGCGCCCATGGCGGACGCGGTCAAGGAATTGCTCAACCATAAGGGCGCACTGTTCGAGGATCTGTCATTCAAGGGAATGAGCGCGAACCTGGCGAAATACAATGACCAGATCGCGGATATGTTCTACGGCGCCGGTGGGAAAAACATTAAGGACCTGGGAGCGTGGGCGTCCAAGACATTCGGGCTCACCCAGGCCGAGGATATGTCCTGGGTCCCTAATTCGTTCTACGCGGGCGGGTCGTCCGCGATGGGCAGCGGCAAGATCGAGCTACAGG